CAATAAGGGAGGCTCGGGTACCGTGACAGCCATGACGAGGCTGCAACCAATAGATATAGCCCAAGCAAGTAACTCAACGCAAAAGCGAAAAGGATAAGAAGCGTAGTCATTACGAATCCATCTAAAAATATTATTCACTACATTTGGTTCAATCATCATATAGATTTCTCATTATCAAGAAGTTAATATTCGCGCAATGTATTGTATACGCATAACATCAATTGAAACATCATGAATAGGATTGTGTGGTACAAACTTATCCTTCAACTCATCGGGAACAAAGTTGTTTTTGATATCAGTACCAAATGTCATACCTTCGATCATCGAACGAGTATCGCGTACGATCCACCAAGGGAATGGATCTTGTTTATCAATTGCTTCGAGCAATGACTCTAAGAAAAGCGGGTCAAAAGTATTTCCTCGCGTATATACCTTTTTTGCGTGAGCAGGATCATCAATCAAGTCCATAAGAAAAGGATACAAATCAGTAAGTGGCGCATCAGAGTCAGACGGTGCTAATGACTTACGAGCTTCGGCTGGTTGCTTTGTCCACCACTGAAGTGTAATGTTATCAATCTTACGTTTATAAACCGTTACTTGTTCCTGTGCATCAAACTTTAAATACTTAGTCGAATACAACAGTTCTTCATACGTATACGGATTGTCTGAAGTAAATCGTTCCTCAGTAAATGGAAGGGCAGCCATTGACAGTACAACTGACTCTTTTGGGTTTTTACCTAAAGTTTCAAAATCATATATGATACAATCGTTTTTCATTTCCATTCAACTCCTGCCATCAGCTCAGTCATACATGCTACGACATTAATTTCATGATCAGCCACAAACGAATCTTTATATTGATAATCCGCAAGGATCAATACAACTTGAGGAACAGATTGTGGTTGTACGTAATTAATCATTGCATCGTAGATTTTACGAAAAATTGCCTGAGGTTCGGTATCAATGTTATCGACTACCCACTTACGCATTGTCTTAAAGTCTTTTTCTTTCAAAGACTTCATAAGACCTTTGATACTTTCGTCATTGAGATTGACGAGTACACCTGCATCAATTTTACCAAATACTGAGTATCGCTGACATTCATTAATAACACGACGCCAGTCAGGAAAGTGTTTTTCTACAAGAGTTGCTAGTACCTTAGGTTCAGCTTCAACGCCTTCAGTATTAAGAATGTCTTGTAGGCGCTTGAAGAACTGTGCAGCTACCTTAGGTTTTTCCGCATTAGGAATACTAAAGTCATATACAGAACATCGCGAATGAAGCGGTTCAATAATTCGGTTTTTAAAATTACAGGTAAGGATAAAGCGACAGTTTTTAGAAAACTCTTCAATGAATCCACGAAGAGCTGGTTGGGTGGACTGAGGATTAAGGTAGTCAGCCTCGTCAAGAATGACTACCTTGTATCCACCCTGCAGCGATACCGTTGAAGCAAACTGTTTGATCTTGCCTCGCAGGGTATCGATGTTTCCTTCCTCTGATCCGTTGATGACGATATAGTCAAGAGCACGTTGATTACATAATGCCTTAGCAACAGTAGTCTTGCCAACGCCTGGCGTACCAGAAAACATCATGTTTGGTATTTCAGTATCGCCATCACCCATCTTTTCAAAGACATCTTGAAGAGACTTTGGAAGAATGCAATCTGAAATACGCTTCGGTCTGTAACGTTCAACCCACAAAAATTCATTAGACATATTTTCACCATATTATAAAAATTATATTTTAACACAGAACCGATCATAAGTCAATCAACGTTTACCAGCTGCAGCAATAGCACCTCCGAAAATTCCTTGTAACCAAACTGCAGCTGCCCATGTCCAAAACGTATAAGCAATACCTAAACCAAAAAGAGTATTAAGAGCCCAGATAGTTACAAGTGGTGCAAATACAATAATTGTAAGTAAAAGTAAAATCAGTGCGCCTTCTTTCATAATATACTTTCCTTAAGATGTTACTGCAGTGTAAATATCCTCGATGTCAGAGAACTCGTTTTTAACTTCATTGATGTTTTGTTTATGATATACACGAGCTACTTTACGCATATACTTTTTAGGAAGTTCAAACTCGTCCTCTAACATTTTGAGTGATTCATTGATATAATCACGCTCTGCTTCAGCTCTAGTCATAGCTGCAGAGATTTCTTTCAGAGCGGATTGTACCTTTGCACGATCTTCTGGTGAGGATGGGATAATCACGTTAGTCGACATTATATAATTTCTCCGTTTAGTTACTCAGTTGGTGCGGAATTTGCAGCATCTTTACCCTCTTCGTCTTGCTTTGGCGTTCTTGCCTCAACGAATTTGGAAAAGCGATTGCGTAGTACACCAACAGCTTCAAGTTCAGTGCCTTCAAACGCACCTCGTTTTGTGACAACATCAATGATTTGTACTGCAGCAGCAATATCATTAAGACTCAATTGTACTTCTTGTTCTTCATTCATTTTTACCTCTCCTATAATTATTCGCCAAAGGTTGATGATTTCTCAAGAGCAATGTAATATTCTACATCAGTGTCTTGATTTTTAAACAATGAAATTAGTTTAGATGATACAGATACTTGATAGTCTCCAGTCAAAAGTTTAAAGTTATTGATNTTNAANACAAAGCTATATGATTCAGAAGGATTTGTAGTTACATCAATGTCAACTGAAAATGAGTTTGCAGTCGAATCTTTTACATCAGTAACAGTAGCAGTACCACCTGAAACAACAACATCAGATACACCAAGTGCNCCTGCAGCCTTACGCAATGCACCTAGATCGTCTGCACTAAGATTGAATACAAGCTCACACGGTGGCATTGTAATATCTTTGCTAGGACTTGTTAAAATTGATGTATCAGAAAAGAAGTATTTAACAGAACGTTTACCGTCAACGATTGTAACATACTTCATGTCAGAATCAAAGTTCAGCGTAGGCGCTTCAAACATTCCGACCACAGACAAGAACTCATTCAAGTCATAGATGCCAAATTCATTAGGAAACGTTTCTGCAACGGTGGCAGACGCCATAATGTTTTTTGCTTCGGACATTGTCTTAAGAGTTTGTCCTGGACGGATAACGATGTTTGAATTAATAGCACTGAAGTTTTTCAGTACTGCCAAAGTTTCAGATGAAAGATTCATAATTTAATCCTTATAACTAATAGTGATTGTTTGATTATTATACAACATATCTTTATAATTGTCAACCGAGTTTAGTTGTTTTTGCAACAAGAACAAGATTGAACACGCCATGTGAGCAAGATGATGAATGTTACTTTCGGGATCGAGCGGTTCACCTTGCATGTATGCCGAAAAGTGTCTCATGGCTGCAGCCTGATAACGTTCCTCATCAACATATTGCCAGTTATGACGGGAATATTTTTTTGCTCCATAAGTCAACACCTTTACGACTTCATCAACTGCCCCGAAGGGCAGGAGTGAATAGTCAGGTTTTTCTTGATCGTATTTAACACCTATTGTCATTATTTATTTTCCTCAAGTATTCTTTGCTTCTTCAAGAATAGCATCAAGTTCAGCATCAACTAAAACCTTATTTGCTTCCTCACTAGATTCAGATTCAGCAGCACCAATTGATGCATCAACCTTCGTGTAAAGATCAATAAATGCTTCCTTAGTGTCTTCATCAAAACGGTTTACGCAGAGTTCTACGGCCTTTTTACGATCCTTAAAAATGCTGAATGTTTGTACAATGTGGCAAAGACGACGAGTTGAAACAAGCTCATCAAGACCACCATCTTCAAATGTTTTGCGGATTGTATCAGACCATTGCGCCAACAGTTCAGCAAACTCTGAATCCTGACAATCAAACTTTTCCATATGCTTGTTGATAATACGCTTTTCGGTAGCAAGAGTCGGATATGGCTGTTCAATCGTAACATTGAAACGCTCAAGGAATGCTTCGTCAATAATTGATGCAGCTACGAATCGACCGTCATCAGAGCCTTTGCCTTTTGTGTTTGCAGTTGCAATGATGTTAAAGCCTTGAGCAGGCGTAACCATTTCACCAGTCTTTTTAATCATGATAGGTTTACCTTCAAGTACACCTTGCAGACACATAATTTTATTTGAACCACGATCAATTTCATCAATCAGCAGTACGGCACCTGCTTCCATTGCTTTTACGACAGGACCTTTAGCGAAGACAGTTTCACCATTGACAAGACGGAAACCACCTAGGAGATCGTCTTCATCGGTTTCAGGAGTAATCTGAACACGTACATACTGACGATTGAGTTTTGCACATGCTTGTTCAACCATCGTAGTTTTACCGTTACCAGACAGTCCAGTAATGTATACGGGATAAAACATTTGANATTCTAGGATTGTTTCAATGTCCTTGAAGTTACCCCATGACACAAAGTACTTATCCTTTGCAGGAACGAATACCTCTTCATTCGAAACAGACTGCACTGATGATGGCTTTTGTTGCATTTCTTGTGTAGGTTCCTGTGATTCAGATTCAGTACGAAAAGGTAAAATTGCAGCTTCAAGATTGTACACTCCACGTTTTACTCGAGGTACAATATCCTTAAGTTTGTACGCTTCAGCTGGACGCACGCCAATATGTTTGGCTGCATCTACAAGCTCAGTCGTACGGAATTCTTTTTGGTCTGGAGCATTAGCAGCCAAGTGTTGTACGATACGCTTTTGTCCGATTGAGAGTCCTTGCATCAACATAATATAGTCCTTTATCACAATTGAAATAATATTATACAACGGT